CGCTAGTGGGTCTATGAATTTTAACGGTCAAGATATATTAGATATTATGAACGAAGTGCCTGCTGTGACTATTGCTATGTACAACTATCATGGTTGGGGAAATACATCCGGCAAAGGCGACATACGTATTATTGCTAGAAACGGTAGACGTGTTCATGATGATTACTTAGACGAGCATTCAGGTGGTGGTAACTGGATTGATTTACCTGCACTTCAATGGTTAGGTAAACAAGCACCTAGACGCTTGTGGGTATCAGATATGAAAGTCGTAGGTCGTAATGGTACAGGTAAAGAAAATCTCAAGCAATGTTTAGACGCATGTAATAAATATAACATTATGCGACTAGCAGATGTTGATGAGGTTAAATCTTTCGCTAGACAATTAAATGTAGTAAGGTAAGGATAGTGCTTACGTTTCACGCAAGTGATACGTAGGTTTCCTTTCCCTATGTACAGTAAGCACAGAGATAAGAATAGAGCGTAAAGAGAGCTTACGACAGGTCTTTTACCTATGACTATTCTTTTAGGATATCTTCGTCATAGGTTTTGTTACCTTCATGAACACTTATCTCTAGCTTTCTTCTAGTTCCTTGTATTTATTTTGTGGTCATGTATACTTATTTACATGAAAGAAATAGATAAACTACTAGAAGAAGCCGAACATGGTGTAAAAGATAATTTCGTTGAACGAAAAATCACACCAGAAGCACGTGAGTTCTGGGACACACTACTTGAAAGAGTGCGTAACGGAGTTGAAGTAAAACCTTATCGGATAATAAACATATTAAAACGTGAGTTTGATATAGAAATATCTGATAGTGCTATGCGTAAATACATTAGAAAGGTATCTGATGGCAAGTAATAAAGATAAAGAATTAGCTAGATTACTTGCAGACGCTGAGAGTGAGCGAGTAAAAGAGTTAGAAGACGCAAACATTAAGTTGTTACGACAACTTGATAAGTCTAAGAACAAGACTGAGAAACTTGTTGAAGCTGTGTATGAAGCAGTCAAGACAAGTATTACGACATATCGTAAAGGTAATGTTCCTAAGCCCAAGCTACCCAAAAAGAAAAAAGTTGGAGAAGAAATAGCTTGTGCAGTATTGTCGGATGTACAACTTGCAAAAGTTACACCCACATACAATACAGAGATAGCAGAAGAACGTGTTGTACGATATGCACATAAGATAATTGACTTAGCTAATATCCAACGACAAGCACACAACGATAATAAGATTGCTGTGTTTTGTGTTGGTGATATCGTAGAGGGAGAACTTATATTTCCCGGTCAGGAACACCTGATTGACAGTTCATTGTATAGTCAAGTGACAGTTGACGCGCCTAGAATATTGACACAGTTCTTTGATATTCTATTGGCAAACTTTGAGGAAGTTCAAGTTCATTGGGTCATCGGTAATCATGGACATTTAGGTGGACGTTCAAGAAAAAACTACCATCCCGATAGCAATGCTGACAGAATGTTAGGCAAGATATTGGACATGATATACGATAGCGAAAAACGAATTACATTTTCAATACCCGATAGTGTAAATGCTGATAATCATTGGTTTGATATCGCAGATTTGGGAGAGAAATGTAAGTTCTTTCTATGGCATGGTGATAACGTACGAGGTTTCGGAGGTTTCCCATGGTATGGATTTGGTAAAAAGATAATGGGTTGGAAAACACTAGCAAGCAATGGGTTAATGCCCGACTTTGACTACGCTATTGCAGGACATTTTCATACACCAAACACACAATACATAAACGATGTACGACTGTGGATTAACGGAAGTACGGAAAGTTATAACACTTATGCGTTAGAACAACTTGCAAGTATGGGTAGACCGTGTCAATACTTACTGTTTTGTAAGCCAAAGCATGGAGTAACTGCTGAATACCTTGTAAATTTGGAAGATGTATAGGTATAATAGATAGTATATGACAAGTAATAATGTCAAAGATGTAACTAATCACGAGTTAGTTGGTATAGAATACTCGGGGGACGCTCCTGTATTAATATACATTACTGAAGATGGGGCAACTCACTTCAGTAAACTAACCCGTGGTATTACACGACTAAAAAAATAAAATATAAATCATTAATTTAATTCCTTAACTTGTTAAGGAAATTAAATAATGATAGAAAGGAGAACGTATGGCTAGTAAGCCAGTTAAATTGTTGTCCCCATTTCCCAAAAGTGTAGTAAAACCTGCACCTGCCGGGAAGTTTGGCGACTACGTTCCACACAGTATCTACGTAGAAAGACTACGTGATAGTGAAGTAAAATACTCTTGGTCATGTGAACCGATATACGGTAAACACAAGGGTGAAGATAGAATAGTAGGTGCCAAAGGTACCATTACTATTGAGGATATGGGTAGTTATGATGGCTTCGGAGACGTTGACACATTCAAACTAGACAGTCCCAAATTCAATGACGGTAACAATCTCAAAGACGCAGAGAGTGACGCTTTTAAACGTGCTTGCATGCGCTTCGGGTTAGGCGTTGAGTTGTGGTCGGGTTCAGATACAACTGAAGAAGAACATAATGCTATGCCACTTGCTACCATGGCAGACGTAGACACAGACAATGTCCTCGTTACTAAAGTTGACATGCGTAGAAAAGAGAACCGTCCCGACGTACCAGTCAAGCCCATTGAAGATATTAAAGACGGAGAAGCACCTTTTAAGGACGCCTCTACACCTACTGATGATAGTAAAGTCAAGTTCATTGACGAGACTATTGACAAGATGATGTTGGGGTATGACGAGAAGACGCAAGTGTTTGCTATGGACTTAGCAGATAACTACCGTAAAGTCATGAAGTATCCCGAAAAATCTCAATGGAGTAACAAGCAGATAGATGATTACCTAGGTAAAATAGAACTTGGATTATCGTCTACTGCAAATACAGTTGACGACAGCGATGACTTGATAACAAAAGTCTCAGGTATATTAGGAGGTGTTGTGGAAAAATCACAACAACAAAACGAAATAAAAATGGATTTAACATGTCCGTTTTGTAGTGGCAAGGTCTTTGACAACAGGACTAGTAAGCTATCTGAAAAGTCACCCGACTTCAAGTGTGCAGCAAAAGCTGTAGACGAATGTCCGGCACATACAGGTAAGTTTCCTAAGTCATGGTGGTTAAATTCATCAGACTTACCACCCGATTGGGGAGTAAGTGCCTAACAAAAAGATTGACTATAAGCGTCAAGGTATGCTGAATAAACGTAAAGGTAGACGGAAACAATTAGAAGCGTTGCGTCAGTTACAAATGCCCGAACCTAGTCTGTATCACTTACGTGTACATGAAGAAGGTTGGGCAGAAGCATTCATTAGATGTGAAGTCAAAGCAGGTAAGCAAGTTCAAACGTTGTGGAATAGGTATCTGAAAGCTAAAGAGCAATCAGATACCAACTTACCCAACGATGAAAGACCATTTGTGTTTGTAGCAAAACCCGATGGTACAACTGAGGGACTTGTTATCTTTAACATTAAAGATTTAGATGAGTTTTGTATTGCATACCAGTTACATATAAGTGGTAGGAAGTACAAGAAACCTGCAGTTTACGAAGAAGAATGATTGAATTACTTATAAGTTGTGTTCTTACTTTACCCATAAGTACAGATACATTACAAGAATATGTAATTTGTCGTGATGTAAAAGAGAAAGTACAACATGTTGAGGAGTGGATACCAACAGTCAGTACATACTTCAAAGAAGAAGATATTGTACAAGCTATGACAATTATCTATTGCGAAAGTAGTGGTAGATATACTGCATACAATGACAAAAACAAAAACGGTTCTAATGATTTAGGACTGTGGCAATTCAATAACCTTACATGGGATTGGCTTTCAAACAAGTTAAGTATAAAAGATAACAGAGTTAATCCTGTGGTGTCTACACGTGTGGCTAGTTGGCTAGTCTATAACGATGGATGGCACCATTGGAACTCTAGTAAGGAGTGTTGGAAAAATGCCGAACATATTTACCGACCCAAAAGAAATAAAAATATGGGCGATACAGCTAGCTAATGCTTGTGGTGGACAACGAGTTGTTCAAGACAATGTGTTAACAGAAGCTGACGCTGAAAAAGTAAACAAGTTATTGTTTGAGTTCTTACATAGTTTTGAACAAACAATATTAGATAATCGTAGAAAGGCAGAAGAAGAATGAGTGAACCTACATTTGACTATTACCCAAGTGGTGAAGATATTTTAGATGTACTAGAAGAACTTACACAAGCTGAACTAGAACACCTAGAAGATACTAAAGCTAATGGTATTAGTTACTGGACAGATACACAAATGCACACATACAATGTGAAAAAACAAATGTACAAATTGTTTTTACACAAAGTAAAGACATGGCAACATGAAGTAGAGCGTGCAGAAATTAGAGATGATATAGCACGTGAAGGTGCGCAGGATTATCCATCATGGTAGAAGTGTACATGCTTAAGTATGAAGAAGACGGAGAGTATCATGAGATATTTTCTACTAATGAATACAAACTACAAGATGTAGTAGAAGATTGGCAGAACTATGGCAAGGATACATCGCTTGATACCATAACAAAGTACACATATGACCACTTAGAACAGTTTATTTTGTTGGTTAATATGTTATCTACACCACATAAACACGGTAGTATATGGCTTAAAAGAGCTAAGTTGCAATGAAAGAAGTAAGCCCACAAGGCGAGCATAACAAACTTAATTCAGCAGAACGTATAAAAAACTATATACCATTTGCTGAAGATGTGTTTGAAAAGTATTGCAAATCTAAAGACATGAAGTTTAGACAGCTTCATCTCAATGACAATGCAGACTTTGGGGAAAGTCCTATACCTATGTGGACTAAAATGTCACCGTTTCTTAAATCATTTCCAGATTATTTTGTGTACAATGATAAGAAACAGATGTTAGTAGAAGTAAAATCTTCTCCTAAAGTAAAAGTAAAAGACCTTATGCACTACTGTGCTGTACACACATTGTATGCAGAGGGACAATCTACAGATTATTACATAGCATTTTGTTTTAAAGATGGGAATGTAAAATTTTATACAGTAGAAGAACTTCTTAATCTAATACAGATAGCAGAGTTTGGTAAGTATCACGATGGAAAGGATTACTATGACTTCGGAAGTATCACAAAAACAAATAGATAAAGCTGCACGTAAAACTGCACTAAGTTTACAAGCACTTATGGCAGAAGTTGATGAAGGGTTTAATGCACATGTACGTTGTATAGTGTGTAATGAACAGTACAAACATCACATTGATGGTAAGCCCTGTGTAGATGATGACAATGTAAAACAAATTATACGCAAAAGTAGATGGCGTGGAACTAGAGTTGTTAAATGAATGACAGTTATAGACCTTTACCTGATGAAGTAGAAATAAGACAATCAGTAATAGAAGGTGTTGGTTTGTTTGCTAAAGAACCTATACGTGTTAATACAACATTAGGTGTTACGCATGTAGCTAATGAACAGTTCCAACACGGCTTTGTACGCACACCATTAGGTGGGTTTATTAATCATAGTGAAACTCCTAACTGTACAATAGAAGATGTGTTTAATCTTAAATGTATTAAAACAATTAAAGACATTATGCCCGATGAAGAATTAACTGTTAAGTATCAGTTATATACACCAAAAATAAAAGAAGTATTATGACGGAAGATATATCAGCTATCAGAGAACAAGCCCTAGAAAGAGCTACAGGACGCTGTGAGTGGGCAAATTGTGGCAGTAGTAAATGGTTAGAGCTTGCACACATAAAGGATATTGGTATGGGTGGTAACCCAACAAGAAAGTTTGACATACAAAATGTAGCTATGTTATGTAAATGGCACCATGATATATACGATGGTCGTCAATCTATGGGTACTAAAGTAGCTTATCGTGAATTATTACGTGGATATCTAGACAGATATAGTGATGTTAACGAGTGACTACCACTTAACTTTGTCTGCCCAATACGCAGCTGACATCTTACCTTTACTTATGTTCTTTGCATGACGTGCTTTAAAAGATTTACGTCTTGCTTTTGATTTAGCGTCAGTCTTCTTACCTGCACCAGAGACACCTTGCTGTCCAAATCTAATTAATTTAACCTTGTCACCTTGCTTAGCTAATACTGCGTGTGATTTACTAGCTTTAGGTGTACGCTTTGGTTTATTGTATCCCGAAAACTTTTCGCCTCTATACTCAATCATTTTTTAATTTTCTTAACTTTTCCGTTAACAGTTCTAGCAAACTTGTGCGTTTTAGTTTCACGTATAAGGGTACCGTAATGACGTTTACCACCCCACATCCAACTTACCTTAGCCATTAGTATCTCTTAGATTTTTTCTTAACTTTATAAGATTTTTTCTTACCAGTTTTTTTATTAACAGGCATACTACTCTCCGTATCTTTTGCTAACTTTGTTTAAAGATTTCTGATAATCTTTACGATAATTGTTATCTGCTTCGGCACGTTTTTGAAAAAAAGAAGAACGTTGTGCATACGCTTGTGCTTTTCTTTTAACACTTTCACGAGCAGAACCACTCTTTAGTAGTTGCTTAGAAGCTTTTCTAAACTCACTAGCTAATGCTAATTCTTTAACTATCTTTTTTTGCAATCTAGCTAAAGCAATCTTGTTTACTTCCGGGTCACCATATTGATAGTTCTTCTTTTCAACCATTACTTACTTACTGTAATTTGCTTTTTAGCGTATGTCTTAATTACAGCTAAAGCTGCACCACCACCTGCAAGAGCAGCTAACTGAAGTACTTCAGCGTCTACACCTACTAGTGGAGCGACTGTTAAAGCACCAATGAACGCTTCTACGAAGGTCCAACTAGTTCTTTCAATCATATCTTTAAGTTGTTCACTCATTTTATAACTCCATGCTTCGTTCCAAGGTGTCCACGCTACATCCTTCTTGAATGTACCATCTTGATTTCTTTGTCGTTTGTTCCTCGCAAACATATTATCTATTATATTTGTAAGACTTGTTAATACTTGTACCGTAAAGTTTCATGTTAGTTTTCTTTTTCTTAGGTAAAGAACTTGCAAATTTATTAACATCGTAAATGTCTTTCATTAAAAGAACTTGACCTACGACTGGGATTAATCTTGTTGCACCTTTAGTTGCTACTTTAGCTCCTGTTATAATAGCTCTTTTAGCTGCAGGAGATAATCTCTTACTAGCTTTTGCTAAATTGACAGGACTATTAGCGCCATATTTATAACCACCAATTTGTCCTTTAGGTTTACTATGTGATTTAATCTTTTGTTTTTCAACAGGTAATTGACTTTCAGATGGATTAGTTTTGTATTGACTAGGTTCCGGTTGACCTATACCTATACCTGCTGCCTTCTGTGACTTTAATTGAGCCATTCTTTTTTTGTTACTAATTTCACCACTACCTACAGGATTTTTAGACATACCTTTTGTACGACCTCGTGAAGGGAATGATTCGTTAGTAGATATACCTGCACTAGCTGAACTCATTTGTGTAGCTGTCATAGGTTTACCGGGTTTAATACTTTTATCGTATGTTACTTTAACGCCTT